AACCATAGATTTACCATAAGGTAAGAAATTACTATCGTTTGCTAATCTGAAGTGTGCTACTTGGAAGTTTTCAAATTCAATCTTACCCGAACTTGATTTTCGGCCAAAATACGGGTGTGCTCCCTCAATTGACTCTAAATAGAACTTTGTATAATAGGGATTTGTTGGGTCTTCTCCCTCTGCACGAATTATCTCATATGGTGATAAAGGAACAACATTTGTAATTCCATATTTATCACTAATGTCTAAATATAAAAAGAAATCTCCATATTTTACCATATTACGAACCCAGGGCCATAAATTGAACTCAATGTTCATAATATCATAAAATAAATTGTTTAAAATCTCTTTAATGTTCTCATTGTCTGTTTTAATATCAATAACTTTTCCATATTCAGATTTCATTGTTGATTCGTCTGAATATATATCCAATGCACTTGAAATGATTGGGTCAGAATCCATTGACTCATAGTCTTTGAATAATGCTAATCTTGCTGCCATAATTTGATGGACGGTTGAATAACCTGTTCCAACTAAATCTAAATTGGTATGCAATTTAGAATATCTATCAACAAGATGCGATTTAACTTGCTTTTGAACTTGGTCTGTATCGGCAATTTTTAATTTCTTACCACCTACATTTCTTACAATTACATTTGTACTAAATAATCGTTGTAATCTTCCAAATAATGTTTTGTCTGCCATTTTTTCCTCACTTTATAAGAGCCACTCTAACGACTCTTTCTCTTTACCTGTTTCCCATTCCCAACTATCATTTCTGTTTGGCTCGTTGGAATTGTATAAACCTTCATTGTCCATCATTCTGGTCAATGTCTTTTTTGTTAACTCAATACCTTCGGTTTTTAATCGTAATGCTGTATCACGAACCCAAAGTCCAATAGCAAAAGACATTACAAGGTCATCATTGTATCCTCGCATTGCTTCTGCTCTATTATTTATATAGACGAAAGTCTGTAATTCATCAATCAAACGATTACTATGAACCACTACACTTTCTTCTCTAAAAAATTCTTCTAACTTACTAATAATTAGTGGTCTGGTCTTAGAAGTGGTTGAAAACCCCGCCACCATACTTCTTTCTTGTCTGTTGATTCTATTGTTCATTTGGTGTTGAACATCAACATATTGTAAGTCTTTACTTGTATAAAATAGATTAGGGTAATCCCTATCTATTACTTGTTGGATTGTAGCCCAACCAATATTATTATTCTCTATAATAAGTATCGCATCATTATATTCTGTTGCTATACTTACTAACATATTACCAAAATCTTTGGTACTTATTCTACCTTTGTATTCTGCAACTTGTTCTAAGTTCTCAATATCAATCACGTGGAAAGCAGAATAGTCTGCACTATCTCCACGACCGACATCTGCACATACAATATAATCCTTTGAGTAATTCGCAGGTTCCCAAACCCAACAATTACTATCAATTCCTCTCTTTTCTATTGGGTCTTGAACACATCTTTCTCGTAATCGTTCCAATAATACTGAGTCAATTACTCCAGTACCTGATGTTAAGAAGTCACAATCACATTCTTGTGCCGCACTTGTTGGCCCAAGTAAAACATCTTGTTCATCTCTCCAAGCTTGTTCTCTATCTGGATGAACCGTCCAATGTAATTTAATAAAATTAAACAGTCCACTACCTTCTTCTGCCTCTACCCAATTTTTATGAAACCAATTACCAACTCCGTTAGGTGTTGAAAGTGCTATACATTGTCCACCAGTAGTTAAGGTAGATTGTGCTGCTGTCCAAATGTCATCTATCTTATCGATAAATGCTGCCTCGTCCAATATCAATAATGATAATGCTTCGGAACGAGCGGCTTCGGGACCTGATGATACTGCCTTGATTTGAGAACCATTACGATATCTCAAATTCAATTTGTTATCTTCCACACACCTTTGTTTCAACCAACTCGGTAGATTTGCGTGCATAACACGAACTTTCGTTACCAAGTTTTTTGCTACCTCTTGTTTGGTTGCAATTACCAAGATGTTTTTGTCTTGTTGGAAAGTCATCATCCACAAACTATATCCAGCTGTTAATGTTGATATTCCTAACTGACGAGCTTTCAAGATTACATTGAATCGTTCTTTTTGAAATTCGTCTATGCATTTCTCTTGGAAATCATATAAATCAAATGGAATCTTACCCCGTATCGGGTGTTGTATCAAACAATATTTCTTCATAAAATATGACGGATTTTGTGCACATTTTATGTATTCTTGTTTGATTACATCTTTTATTGGTTCTGCCATTACTTTACTATTTGACCTGCAAGTTTGACTGAACCTGCTGTTGCTACTACCCCAAACGTAAAGTATATCCACTTGTTTTCATACCATTTAGGTCTGACGAGTTTTACTTTTTGTTCAAGAAGTTTGTTGGTGTCTTTAAGTAAACTAATTTGAAATGTTTTGTTTGCTATTAACATAGAATCTATTGCTGCAGTTGCTTCCAATCTCTTTACCATTGCTTCATAATCAAAAACTAACGATACATTTAAGCTATCTTTTAGTTCTAATTCTTTAATGGCATTGGTAAATCCCAATACTTGTTCTTCCGTGAAAGAATAAGTCTTAGGTTCTTGGATATCTTGTGCAAACAAGAGTCCTACGAATAGTATGTATATAATATGTCTCATATATATAAATATATACTATTTAGAAAACTTCTTCAAAAATTTTACTGCGTCATCAGCATTATCTTCTTTTACTGCTTCTGATGCCTTTTCTAGTTGTTTTTTAGTAGTAGTTACTTTTCTTTTAAGTTTTGCTACTTCTTTTTTGTTAACTTTTTTCTTTGATTCAAGAACTTTTACTTCTTTTTCAAGTTCCTTAACCTCAGTATCTTTTACTTTGATTGCTTTGTCAAGTTCTTTAACTTCTTTCTTCTTGTTGCCACCAAAGAATAAGTTAAGTATCATTTGTATGAACTTCATCATTTTACTCCCGTTAGTTGTTTTTGTGCGTCTTCTACCTTGTTTTTATTACTTCTAATAAAATCTCTTGCTTCTTCAATTGTTTTATCAAATTCTTTTTCACCCATTTCCCACTTGTCTTCTTCTAACATTGGTGTATTTACACCTACATTATTATACCAACTCTTTTTACCACCTGTTTTCTCAAAGTCATCAATACTTTGTTCCAAGTCTTTTAGTTGTGCTTTTTGGTTCTCAAGAACTTTTGCTCTTGCATATGTTTCATATTTACCATCAATTCTTAGTTTGTTTTCAAAGTCTACTTGACAATCAAAACAATGTCCTTCAATTCTCCAAAATTTATCATCAAGTTTTTTCTTCATTGCTTTTTTACAATTCGGACAAAACCAGGGCATTCTAACTTCTGACATAATATCAGTCAAATCTGATTGTCTTGTTTTACCACCTTGATTTTTTTCTACTTCAGGTGTATATCCAACCATTGACCTTTGTTCTACTTCTTGTCCTTTTAGAATAGCACTTAGTGCTTTATTCTCCCTTTCTGCTTCTTTTGACTTACCTGCCATTATAACTCCTTAAAATCTTAAACTACCGAGTATTTGATTAATTGGTGCAAATGCTCCTGTGAACTTATATATCTTTCCTTTATACTTGAAAACCAATCCTTCACTGGGGACTATTGCATTTAATCCACCGATAGCTTCTAATTTCTCTATTTGTAATTTTAGTTTTTGTAATTTTTCAACATTACCAGGTTTTCTTAAATCGTTCATCGCACTGATAACATCTTGTCTAATTTTTTGTGTTGCTTTATCGGGTGATACTGCTAAAAACCCTTGTATGTTTTTTAATATTTCTGCTCCAACTTGAAAAAATAATATTTCAAATGGTTTTACATTTTCTTTCCAAATGTTTTGGTGATTCTTTTTGTCTGTATCTAATACCCAATTTAAAAAGTCTTGACTTTGTGAAAAATCTTTCTTAATTTGTGGTATCTTATAAGACTTATCAAAGTATGCCCAACGATTAACCAACTTAACGAATTGGTCTGGTTTAATATTCACTTTAAATTGTTTACCTGCTTTGAATACATACTCTTTCCAAAATGACTCGTGATACATACCTAATCTATCACTATCTTTTAATCCATATTGTTTTTGTAATTTATTTAATTTACCTATAAACTGATTCTTTAATTTACCGAAGTTTTGAGATTTCGGAATAGTTAAAAAATTAGGTCTTGAAATTTTAAATGTTTTCTGTATATTTTGATTTACTTGTTTAATCATACCTTGTAAAATTCTTGCACTATCTTTTGCTTGTCCTATTGGTTTCCCACTTTCATTATATTCTAATGCTCCGTGAAATACAATCTCTGCAACGTCATAATCTATTATATTACTTGTCTGTGGATATATAACCTCTAAATTCATCCATTTAGTTCCATTACCGAACACCTTTTCTTGTTGTGCGTCGGATAAAGAACCTATTGCTTTTTCTAAATCTACCATAGCTCCGTAAAATGCTTTCTTGATTTGTCCTCGTCCAGCGAATTTACTTGCCATTCCTTTGGCGTCTAATGCACTTGCACCACCATTTTTAATGTGTCCATTATTTCGTGCTGCTTTTAACTTTCCATTAACCCAACTTATCATTAGGTTTTGTCCATCGAGTTTTTCAGAAACATTATCTTCTCGATTTAGCTTTCCATTTAACCCTATAATAACTATGTTCTTCAAGTCTGAAAACATCAAATTATTATCATCAAATGGATGATTCATATGTCCGTATGCACCACCTTCTAATATCAAGTGTTCTTTTTGTAATTTTTCTATTTTATTTTCACCCATTAATTTTAACATTTGATTTAATACTGCTGGATTGTTTAAAAGAAAATATTGTAACTTTGATATATTCCATGCCAAATTTTTTGGTATCTTTCTCAAACTGATAAGTTTTTTTATCACTTTTTTATATTGTGGTGATTCTTCTAATTTCAAGTGTTCTTTTTGACCACACATTGCTTCTACCAATAAATCAACATCTTGTGCAAATTCTTCTTGAATCTTCTTAATGTGTGTAATACCCTTTGCAACATCCGTTTTATCAATGATTGGTGAATCTTTAATATTAACTGATTTTTCTCCAAAGAACTTAACGATTTCCCAATTCAAATTAGATAAATTCTTTATCATTCGTTCTTTATATTTAGGAAATGGATTATCTACTGAATCAGTATTTTTTCTGTCTTGGTTTATTGTTTTTCCATATGTTACGGTTTTTGTTCTATCTTGTTCATACTCGTCTGCCATAATGGTAAACATCATATCTTCGGTATCATTGATTGGAAAACCTATAACTTCCCAACCTAATATTTCTGCGTGTTCTGGTGATACTCTAAAGTAGTCATCAAGACTTCCAAAGAAATCATACATACCTTCATCTGACATATCGCTTGCGTTTACACTTGTTCCGAAACCACTAACTTCGTTTATAATTTTTTTTATCTGTGGTTGTTGAATAAATTCAAATAACTTACCAAATCTTGAAGTCATCATTTCGTAAGTTGATTTATCAAAGTATCCAAATGTCTTTTTAAATATTTGTTGTCTTTTCTTTTCATCAACCTTTGGATTACCTAATAGATTTCTAATCTCTGTTCCACTTGATATACCACTAACCTTTTGGTGTGGTGCCGAGTAAACATATCCGTGTTCTTGATATCCTTCTAAATCTTGTCTCTTTACTGCAAATTTAAAATCTTTGAAATATTTGCCAGATGATAATCTACCTGCGTCTTTTTTACCCACTACATAAACTACTGCTGTATCATCTCCGAATTTTCTCAATATATCAGCTTTGTATGGATTTTTCTCTTGAATTATATTTTTTCCAGGAATACCCATTTTCATCATATGTTTTTTCTTTTCATTGAAATTGAGTGGGTGTCTTGGCATTTGTTGTATGTTTGATGTTGCTATATATACTTCGTCAAACTTTCCCTTTAATGCCTCAAATACTTTTTTGTGGTGTGGGCCAAATGGTTGAAATCTACCTGGATAAATTGCTACAACTTTTTTAACTTTTTTTTGTTCTTCAATTTTTTTATATCCAGATAATTTGTCAGTTTTGTTTTTCTTCACTGCTTTACGACTTGGTGAAGGAATAACTCCTGCTGGTGCACCAAACTCTTCATTAATCACACCACCTCGTTCATTGAACCATTTTCTATATTGTGCTGGTGAACCTACGGTTACTTGACCTGTTGCAACTTTTTCTACGGCTGTTAATATCGCACCAGTTGCTTCTCGTTTCAATACAAATACATCTTTTACTTGAATTTGATTTACAATGATTTCGTTCCACCCGGATAATCCAGAAGGTTTGTCTTTTTGACTTAATATATGTCGTTTGATTTGTGGTGCATATTTTTTCATCATTTTCATACAAAAATTAATATACTTAACAATCCACTCTCGTTTTATTCTATTCCCTTCTTTTTTAACTATTGCTCTTCGTTCTTCAAACCCGATGCGTTTAGGGTCTGAATAATCTAAGTCATCATTTTGATTACTAATTTCCATATCAAATTCATTCATTGTGAAGTCAAAATCTCGGCGGGTTCTTTTATTCGTTTTAACAAATTTTTCCAATTCATTATGCATTTTACCACCAGCACCTTTACCTGCTAAATATTCTGGTGAAACCCATCTACGACCTGTTTTGTCTGGGTGAGTTTGCATATCTCTTATGCTTGCGACTAATAAACTTCCTTCTAATTGAAATATAATACCACCTTGAGTTTGTATTCCTTTACCTTTTGCGAGTTTTTCACCTTTGTCTACTTTGGTAAATGTGGATAATGCACTTTTCTTACCAACAATTCTTCCAATTCCTTTAGCACCATCATAACCAGAGATGTGAAATACACTTACTCGTTCTTTACCGAGAATACCTTGCATAAGTTTAGTAGTCAATGGAATGTGATTTGAATACCATCTACCGAACAATGAATCAAATGTTGATTTAGTATGAACTGATTGAAATTTTGCTGGTGATTCTTTTAGTAAATCTTTTAATTTAATCATTAGTATCCTTGTCCGATTGAACCAGCGGCTGGTGACATATCGTTCATATGAGCTTTATTATACATTGTCATAGATTCTTGACTAAATTCACCACTATATTTTACTTTTTTAACTGGTATATTACTTCCTATTGCAACAAAAGTAGTTAATACATCATCTCCGTCAATAATAAATAAATTTCCTTTTTTGTCTTGAACGACTAATGGTGGTGTGAATTTTTTTGGTGGGATTGATTGTATTCCATTTACGATATCTTTCCAATTAAATGAGTCGGTTTGCATTGAATTACCAGGTTCTTTACCACTTGATTTCATATTAGGGACTTTTGAGTTATTTAATTTCATTAACTCCTCGTCTGAAAGATATTCTAATTTATCAAGTTGTTGTAATTTATTCAATACATCATCTTTATCTTTTAAGAAGTTTGGCATCACATCTTTAAACTTGTTGTTCTGCAAATAGTCATCTGTTATTCTATTCATCTCAACCTTTGTATATGGTCTGATGTGACGATATTTTACCATTTCCATTAGTTTAATCATTAAATTTCTCTGTTACATCTTTCATTTCGTGATAATTGTTTCCCCAACCTATCTTTACAGGATAAAGACCATTTTGGTCAATAACTTTTCTTAAGTTCTTTAAAAAATCTAATCCGTCATCTTTGTGAAAATCAAATAAAAACGAATCATAACTATAAAGTATTAGTTTTGTTTTTTTACCTTCTAAAGTTGGAAGTAAGTCATCTAACATTTTCATATTGTTTTCTGTTTCTAATAACTGAATACAATAGTTGAATAGTTTACTTTTATTCGTAAAGGATAAACTTTTTCCAATCTTCCTACTATAAATATCAGAAACTACAAAATTATTCTTTTTATACTCCAGCCATTTTTTATCAATATATTCTTGAACCTTTGAGAAAAATGGTATTTTTTTGGCTATCATATAGGGAATTTCACCATATAGATATTTAAATGATAGGGCTTTTGATTTTGCATAATCTACATCATATTGGTCGGCTAAATATTGATGAACTGAACCCTCTGGAAATTTATATCCGACTATTTCTGAAATTAATCGTAAATGGTATGCATCATAGTCCATTTCAATCATACAACCTTCATCACCATAACGACTAACATACTTTTCTCTTGTTCTGTCAGATTTGTTTAATGCTGCGAAGTTTATACCACCAAAACGATTACTTGGTCTTCCTGTAGATGTGTAAATATTATATTGTGAGTATTGATATCCGTTATCTGATATGAATAATCCGTTGTCTTCAATTTTAGTTAAATTATCGATAACATTTTCGTTATAATTCTTGTTTTTCTCGTCATAAAAGAACAAATCATTCATTTTATTTACCAATTTTCTACCATATTCTAAATGTTTCATAATTGGTATGTATCTATTGATATTATTTAAGGTAGAGAAATTTATATGGAAAAAATCGTGTGTATTCGTGGTTAAATTGTCTATGTAAAGTGGATTACTGCTATCCAAATAGAAGTTCAAATTGGTATCATTTAGAGTGTTTAAAGACATAGTGTGATTAAAGGCTTTCTTATCAAAGATATACTTGTTTTCTTTATTATTATTTAAGGCCCCCTCGACAAACTCAAGAGTTAAATCGTTATCTTTTCTCTTTTCTGAGTGATTTAAAACGATAATATTCTCATCATTCGTAGATAACCATTTTACATATAAAAGGGATAATTGATTTAGTTTTGGATGCAGATTTCTATCACATAGTGTTGGTATTAATACCATTTCACTATTGATATGCTCATTAATAATATCTTGTAGTTGCTTTTTATGTTGAACTATCATATAACCTTTATTTAGTAATAAATATAACTAAGAAGTCCTAAAATACAATATTTTTTAGTATCCACCCCCAGAACTTCCACCTGAACTACCAGCACTCGTTGAACTTGGTATTGTTTGTTTATAATTTTTTAATCTATCTTGAACACTTTCTTTTGTATTTTTACTTGGTCTATAAAATTGTAATGGTGAAAGAATATTATTTAGTGGAAATCTATCTATAATCGGTTTGTTATATTTTTCTACTACATCTTTATCACCAGTAATTTTTAATTGTATAGGCGTTTTTATATAAAATGGTGTTTTTCTTATAAAATCATTTTCTGTTATTTCAAATATTTTTGAAGTTTTATCATTTGCTTGTCTTGCAAAATACATAGTAAAAAATCCTCTGTCATAATCCAATTCACTAGGTGCTGACCTCGTTTCATTCAAATAAGTTGTTCTTTGTTTTTCAACTAAACTTTTATATCTACTTAACATAGAATCATCATTTGTTTTAAATATTAAAATAGAACTAATTTCGTGTTCTTCTCCTGTCATATAATAAGTTTCATTATCGTATGTATTGTGTATGTGATAAGAAACTCCCTCGTTAACAGGATTTCCTCTAACATCAAAAAATTCTCCTTTTTGAGTAACTCCTACTTTCTTAATAACTTCTCTTGTGTTATTATTAATAAAATCTATTTCTATTTTATTTGTGCTGTTATTTATTAATGTTTTACTCATATCACTAACCTGTCTCTGCTGGTATTGTAAATGTTGCAACATCGATGACACCATTGTTCTTTTCTGGTACAGATGTTCCACTTGTAGCAGGTGGTGAATTTTCATCCTCATAAATCGAATTCCATTTAAACATTAGTCTTCCTGTTAATGTTGTTTTCCAACCACTTGAATCACATTCTTGGGTTACATTCATTGTAAAGAAATGTGGATTAAATTTATCATTTTTAAATCTTGTTGATGGTAAATAATCAGTAGTCCAAGTATTAGAAGGAAAAATTCCAGCTATTCCAGGAATCTCTATCTCGTTTGTCAAGAATATAAATGCATACTCGTCTTGTGTCCAAGAAGGTCTTAATTCTCCTTTAGAATTTTTAATCCATTTAAAATTAACACCATTAAGCATATCACTTTCTATTTCTTGATTTAAAAATCCTTCTGCTGTGTAATTACCTATTTGTGATATAGAAAATCTGTTTTTTTCAAGTGCATCTTTTCTTTTTTGAGCGTCTTCTTTCTTTTTGGTGTCTTTATATTTTTTAGTTTCTACTGTATTAGTTTTTCTAAGTCCCATATCCAAGAACTGAATCCCACCATTTTTTCGTAGTGTTCCATTTGGACTTCCATCAAAGTTACCATAACTTCCCCAATTAATCGATACAGCTGGTGTAAAACCAGGAATTTTCATTTTTATTTTTTCAGTTCTATCTAAGAAAGGTGTGGTATTATCTGGATTATAACTAAAAAATATAGCGTGAGCTGTAGGTGATGCTTTAGTTTTATTATCAATATCTTTACCAGCTTGTGTTGCAACATCATCTACATTCATTTGCGATAGTATAGCTCCTTGTATAATTGTTGCATTTTCTGCGGATAAATCTGTTTGAAGGTTTTGTGAGAAAACAAAACTATCTTTTGTATTAATTGAAAATTTGTAGAATTCTTCATTATTTTTATTATCTGACTCATCTTTGTTTGTTTTTATATCTTGAATTGTCCAAAAAGTATCACTTATTGTTGTATTAGCTACTAGTTGTAAATCCCACAACTTGACACTTCCATTCAAAGATTCACATAATTCAGTTAATGCTTCACCAAGAGTAGATATACCACTACTAAATATATTTTCTATATGTTCAAGATTAATAAATATATTTCTTAAACTTCCTAAAGTATCATCATCTTTTTTTGCAAAAGGTGGAAGTTGTGAAAATATCTTTTCTAATTTTAATTGATACAAATAAGATGGTATTTGTTCTAAACCATCAACTTGTAATTTAGTTTTATTTTTATAAATTTTTTGTAATTCTTCTTCTGTTGCTCCTGGTTCTATAACATATTCACCATTTGACAACTCAACTACCCCATCTGGAATCGAACTATAATTAGCATAATTTTTCTCAGGGTTACTTTGCACAAGGTTTGTATAAAGCTGATTGTTTTTTACAATTAAAGATTTAAAAGCTTTTTTAATTCTCAATTGTCCTGGAAATATAAAAGTATTCATATTAAGTGTTGTAAAATTTTCTCCATTTTTTATGTAGACTGGTTCAAAGGTAGGATTTTTAGGGTCAAAACCATCAACTGGAACTATACTTCTAATTTGTGATAATACATTTCCTTCTTTATCTACAAACCCAAAAAATTTGTTTAATATATTATCTTCAAACCAACCCCAACGAACCCAAGATTCTTTTTTGCTGGTCGATAGAATATTTGATATATCACTTGCTTGGGTTCCTGTGCTCCGATTGATTTTTTTACTTGTAGTTGTTTTAATCTTTCTTGTTTGTGTAATTACGAAGTTATTGTTGTAATGTATTGTTTTATTTTTTGTTGTTGTTGATGAGTTTTGGACATTTGACTCATATGTTGTTTCACTTTCCAATTTTTCTTGATTAAAATCTACTTTAATTACCTCTTCTTGCATTTTATAAACTTTACCCATATTTTTAGAAATATAAGATGAAACTGAATCTATTTTATCAGTTTTGATTCTTCTTCCAG